TGAAATAGAGAAGTTGGAGCGGCGAGTTAGAGACTGTTTTGAGGAAGCAGAGTTTCTAAAAGCATTTAATCTCGGCATGGAATACTTCACGGTATTTGGCACAGCCTTTTGGGAAGGGCCTGTTCCTTGCGTGAGGTGGAAAAACAACTGGAAAAAGGGAAGCAAGTCAAAGATTAGCCGAAAAGCGGCTAAAGGAATTGCTTTTAGGGCGGTAAATCCCTTGGATGTGTACCCATCACCCGATCAGATTGATGTTGAAGATGGTGCGGTGTGCATTAAAGTGCGCTTTTCTCCGCAGGAATTATGGCTAAATTCTACAGAAACGAATGGGGATGATGCCGAAACGGGTGTCTGGTTTAAAGATACCGTCAAGGATTTGCTCAATAAATATCCTACAGGCGGAGTTCGCCTTTCGTGGCAAGATGGAGACGAGACAAATAGAGAGATGCGCGGCCAGTCTACATGGATGGCACACAATTCTTGCATGATGGAGGGCATTTCGTACTATGGTCAGCTGAAAGGAAACTTCTTAACCCAAATGGGGATAATTAAAACCCACGATGGCAGCACAATTTCGGATGACGATTACTACGAAGTTAACGCAATCGTGATAGACAACTACTGTGTGTATTGTCGGGTTATAAATCCATGCTTGGGTCGTCCATTGTTTAGGGCGCAGTTCTATGAAGCTACTGATTCTTTCTTTGGAGAGTCTTTAGCCCAGAGATTAAACGGTTATCAGCGTGTGATGAATGGATCTTTACAGTCGTTGGTCATAAATATGAATATGACTGGTGCGCCGATTGTGTGGATTTCTGCATCAGAACAGCTCTTAGACAAGTCTCCTAATCGCTTTAAGCTTGAGGGCGGAAAGGTTTTCGCATTTAAGCGTAATGTCGCTGGGGTTAATATGACGAGTGGCGCGCCGATGGGAGTGCTTCGTGCCGAGAGTAGAGTTAATGAGATACTCGCGGTTATGAATATGGCCATTAAGCGTATTGATGATGTCTCAGGCATACCATCATACACTTACGGACAGAACGTAACTGGCGGCGCAGGGCGCGCTCTTGCAAACTATTAGCGTGTTCTCACGCCGAATGGGCCGAAGCGCATTTGTGATTTCAAGATTGGGGATGAAGTGTTCAACACAGAGTCCGGTGTATCTAAGGTTATTGGTGTATTCCCGCAGGGAGAGCGTGATATTTATCGCATGACATTCTCCAATGGAGAGAAGGTTGATTGCGATCTTGAGCACCGCTGGCTTGTTAGCGATCATCCCAACAGAAAAAATTCGTGGAAAGTCTTTACCACAGGAGAACTCCTTAAACGCGGTTTGAACAGAAAAACCATTAAAGGGGAACGTAATCCCAAGGGGTATCGTCCTAAATGGGCGCTCCCATACGTGGAGGTGCTTTCCTATCCAAAGAGAAAAGTTCCTATTGATTCATATACGATGGGCGTTTTGCTTGGTAATGGCGATGCGCGTTGTCGAGTTACAGGAATGGATGATGAGGTTTTTGATCGCATCCCTTATAAATTAGGGAAAGTTGAGGTCAAAAAAGATAGTAAGGCTTACACTCGCGCAGTGATTGGAATTAAACCTAAATACCGCGCACTTGGTTTGTGTTGCAAGAGTATTGATAAATTTATCCCCGAGATATATTTGCACAATAGCGAGGAAGTTCGTCTTGAGCTTTTGCGTGGTCTTATGGATACCGATGGGTGTGCATCAGAAAATGGCGACCACACTTTCTTTGATACGACATCCGAAAGATTGCGGGATGATTTTGTGTTTCTTGTGAAATCTTTAGGAGCATCTTCTATTTCTGTCAAGTCGAGAGAAAACAAGGTGGAGTTTCAAGGTAAAATCCTAAATGGCAAAACGATATACAGGATTAACTTCACGCTCGATAAGCCGATTTTTCATTTGAAACGCAAGCAGGATCGTGTGCATCATCGTCCTCGTAGAAGACTTTATATTACAAATATTGAGTTTCTTAAACGATATGATGCTACTTGCATCTCTGTTGATGCTCCAAATCATCTTTATGTATGTGAGAACTTCATTCCGACTCACAATACATATTCGGGCCTTGCGATGTTGACAGAGGCATCTAACCGCGAACAGAAATGTCGCGTTGATGGGCTTTCTCGCAATGTCATTAACGAGATGGTTAAGATGGTAGCAAACCTCTTAATGCTTTATGATGACACTATTGAGTATGCTGGAGATGTGGAAGTTCTTCCTGTTGGCGTAATGAGCCTTATCTACAAGCAGCAGGAGATGCAGAAAGTTCTCCAGCTCATGCAGAATGTCATATCTAATCAGCATCTTATTCAAGCCATTGGGCCGCGTGGACTTATGGAACTGTTTCGACAGGTGCTTGAGACTTACGATATTGTCAATATTGACAAGATTATTCCGTCTAAGGGCGAGTTGGATATGCAGGAGTATGTGGCGAGGATGAAGAGTGCAGCGGAGGCGCAGATGATGGCGATGGGACAAGCGGCACAGCCGCAGTTGCCCGGCGCAAATCCGCAGTTGCCGTCTCCTCAGATGGCAGGTGGAGCAATGCCGCAACAGATTGGTATGGAGGGAGAGCCACAAGAGGCTTCTCTCTTAGCGACGGCTGGTAATGCTGATGAAAGAAGAGGTGTTGCATGAGGAAAGAATATCCTAAAGAGCGATATAACGAGGCTAATGCAACTAAGGCATTTGAGTTGTTGTCTAATAACTCAGATTTTGATTTGATTAAATGGACTTTATTGCGTAGATACGCAGAAGTGAAACAGCTTTTTTTCTCCACCGATGCGGGCGTGTTGAATCGTGCGATCGGTAAGTTGGAGGAAATCGAACGAGTGTTAGAACTCTTCGGAATACCTATCTATGACGGGCTTCCGTTAGCTGACGGAACCCCCGCTGATGAGACGGTATCTCGTGAGGAGTTTTTAAACACAAAAATTGGTGGCGACTATCCCGACGGTTTCGGCAGTTGACCATCGTTGTGAATCCCAGAGTAGCATCTGGCTCATAAGGCGAAAGGAAGCCCAAAATGGCAAACGAACAGGAAAAAAATCAGGAACAGACAATCGCAATGGAGGCAACATCCCTTGCAAACTTCGGTCAGGCGAGCCTATCAGATAACAATGCAGATCGCATTGCTGAACTCGAACGCGAACTCCAGCAGGAGCGCGTGGAGAAGGGGCGCTTGCGTCAAACTAATGACGAATTGCGTCAGTTGAAGGAAGAAATTAGGCAGTTAAAAGCTGAGAATGCTTCGCTAAAACAGCGTAAACCGTCAGATTATCTTACCGATGAAGACCGCGAGCAGCTCGATGAGGCTCAGTTAGCCGTTATCGACAAGGTTGTTCAGGGGCGAGTTGGAGATATGTCAGAAGCGCAGAGGGCGGAAAATGAACGTCTTCGAGCAGAACTGGCAAAGCGAGACGCTAATATAGCCGCAAGTGCTGCTGCACAGTTTAATGCAGAAGTTGAACGTCTTGTACCCGGTTTTACCGCCGCGATAAGCGAGCATAAGGCTGAGTGGGATAAATGGATTAGTTCCCCGCGCAGGTCAGCATCTGTTGTTGCTGCGTTTAAGAACTATGACGCTCCCACGGCAGTTGAGTTTATGCAGGAGTTCGTACAGGCCAAAGGCATCCACGTGAATTGGAATGGCGTTGCCGCTCGACCCAATTCATCGTTTAGCCCAAGAGGTGGCAATCATCCTGTGTCCGTTAGCGGTGATAAGTCAGTATATACCGTCGAGCAGTACAGCAAGGAATTGCGTAAGGCTTCCGATGATTTTGATGCTGGGCGTATCACGCAAGATGAATACAGGGCAATTAAACGTAAATTTGATACGGCCTTAGCTGAGGGGAGGATTGTAAAGCAGTAAAGCTTTAATTCCCTAAGCGAAGGTCGAAGAAAGGATGGTCTATTATGGCTATTTCTACTACTGTAACTGGTTTGGAAAACCCCGCCGAGTTTGGCTTGAAGGGTTATATTCCCGAACTTTATTCCCCCAAGCTTCGTGAGAAGTTTTGGTATGCCTCGATCTTTCGCAAGATTACAAACAATGAGTTTCAGGGTGGCTTTAAGAACAAGGGCGACACTATCAAGGTTCGTCAGATGCCGAATGTTGATTCAAAGCCGTTCACAGCCACTACTGATATTGAGTATCAGGACTTGACAGCTGAATGGAAGTCTTACACCATTAACAAGGGTCGCTACTATGCGTTCAAGATTTATGATGTTCAGCAGGCATTCTCTGACATCCCGAACTGGGCGAATAAGTGGACTGATGATGGCGCTAAGAATCTTGCTGAGGCTGAGGAGAGAGAACTCTTCGCAGAAATTGGTTCTGGCGTAGTAAATGGCGAGGCTATTGATGCAGGTAATATGGGTAAAAATGCCGGTAAACAGAGCGGTATTTACGACCTTGGCACTTCCACAGAGCCTGTCAGTCTTTACTTTACAGATGCTAAGGCTTCGGCTGGCACGAAAGTAGGTACGGCAGGGGATAAGACGACTGCTATTGAGCTTGCTACCCGTATGGCGGCTGCGCTTGATGAGCAGAAGGGTGGAGCTGGTGCTACACCGTTCATTGTTATCCCCGTTTGGATGGCTCAGATGATTCAGAACTCTGATGTCTTTAGCGCAGCGAACATTATGGGTGATGATACTTCTATCCTCCGTAAGAACGCCTGCAACAGCATTGGTAAGATCTCTGGCATGGATGTCTATGTCTCGAACTTGCTCCCTGTTGATACTGCAAGCGTAGAAGGTCGTAAGGTGTATCCGATTATTTTCGGTGACAATACGGCTATCACCTACGCAGACGAGATGTCAAAGACTGAGGTTCTCCGTTCGGAGGGCAAGGTGTGCGATCTCCACAGGTCGATACACATCTATGACTGGTTCTTGCGTTACCCTGAGCGTTTGGGTGTAGCGTATGTAACTAGCGGTAAGTAATTAAAGATGTTGTTGGTGGTGGGGGTTTCTCCGCCACCAACAACTCATATTGAAAGGGCTGAAAAATGATAGTTGCTCATTTAAGGAATGGTCGTGTAGGGCCTTGGTTTCCTAAAAGTGAACCGCCTAAAGACCTTGTTGAAGTACCTGACGAACTTTTTAAGAAGTATAAATCAGGAGAAATAAGGGATGGGTTTGAACTTGCTCAGAGATCGCTTGCGTATAAGGCTATGCAGAACGCGCCCCGAGAGAAGCCTGTAATTAGTATTGCAGACAGTATTGAGGTTGCTCGCAAGAAGAAAGCAACCAAGGATGCTGAGAAGGATATGTCGCTGAACGATAATCCTTTTGGGGTTCCTGAAGGTGTAAAATTAAGGACTTAATGCAATGTCATACATAGGAGACAACGCTATTGAGGTATCGCCTGTGGCAAGCGACGACAATAATCTGGGGCCGCTTGCCGCCCTTATCCTTGCTGAATTGCCCGGCTGTGAAGATTTGCTGGTCAGGCTTAAACTCGGTGCGGCGTTGCGGGAGTTCTGCCGCGAGACGAATGCGTGTGTGGTAAAAATGCCCGCAAAAAAAATAAAAGATTCTCATACCTTTTATGATTTTGCATTAGTCCCGCCTCCGCCAGATGGAATGGTTGTAGGTTCTGTTTTAAGTGTTTGTGATGGTAATGGGTATGATGTGTCTTTTACAGTCATAGGAGATAAAATATCATTTAACTCATATACACCTTCCTCTGATACAGTAACGGTGAAATTTTCGGTCTACCCCAAAGCGGGTGGCGAGGCGTGTCCTGAATGGTTTGTGGAGCGGTATGCCGAGGCGATTACCGCTGGGGCGATGCACAAACTTTTGTCTATGACTAATAAGCCTTGGAGCGATCCTAACAGAGCTGCGTTATATGGGGCAGAGTACGCCGATGCGATTTCAGAGGCGAGTTATAGGAGCATAGGCTCGCAACTTGCGGGAGGTGCAGAGAGTGCAATCCCACAAGGGGGAATATTTATGTAGTATTTCAGGAGGTTGTTATGACAAGTTTGAAGATTACACCCAACTTTGAGAAGAAGACCGCTAAATTTGAAGGAACGATTGCGGGTGGAGAACGTGTTCGTGTTGAAATTATTGATGCGAATGAGTATATTGGGGGATTGGATAGTCTTCGATTGCGAGCGGTAGGAAGTCAAGGGGAGACATTGGCGCAATTCCCTTTTGAAGATTCAGAAGACACATGGGCACAAGAAGACGGAAAGATTATATGTGAGCTTAATCTGAATACAGATAAGATGCTTGAAGCAGTTCCTCCGGCTTCAAGGGCAATGGTTCTTTTTGTGCTTGATGACGGAGAAAATGAAGTTCTATATTTTAAGTCGTTTGCGAGCGTTGAACATTGGCCGAGGAAGGTAGGCGAAGAAGAACCTTTAAATCTGGCTGGGTATGCAGATTTTGTGTCGGATGTTAAGCGTGCGATAGAAAATGCTGAAGCGTCCATAGATGAGTCTGCTGCGCAAGCAATGTCCGCATCTGCAAGCGCCAAGACTTCCGCTCAGAGCGCGGTAGATGCAAAGCAAGCTGCCGAGGATGCTCAACGGCGAGCGGAACTTTCGCATGCGGCCTCAGTTGCTGCGGCAAGTCACGCGGCGAGTATAAAAAATGAGGCTGTCAATACTTTTAAAAATGTTGAAGAGGAGGTTCTAGAACTTAAAGGAACTGCTACAACGGCGATAAAAATAGCAGAGCAGGTAAATGTAAAGACTGTTCTGTTGGAGAAAAAAGCAGATGAAGCTAAGACACTTGCTAATCAATCAAAAGAGCTTGCCAATATCGCCATTGAAGAGGTAAAAGATGTTAGAGTCATCGCAGAGAGCGCAAAGGCATCTGCGGATAGCGCAAGCACAAGGGTTGACGAGCTTTCTGGTACGTGTTCAGATGTGTGGATGAAGGCTGATGGTGCGGAAGAACTTGCCGAGATGGCGAATAATACGGCCAACACGGCGAAGGAAATGGCAGATGCCGCCTACTCGCCCGACAATCCTCCGCCTACGCCTGATATGAAAGATTACGCGAAGAAGTCTGGCGTGGTTAAGTTATACATGGCAGAGGATGACCCGTATGTGGGGAATGACCTTGGAGACCTTGGAACAACATCTCCGCGAGAACTGCTTGCTTTTAATGCGACAGTTGATGTGGAAGATGACGAAGGTAACTTAGTTCGTTCAGCAGATAATGTGAATGGAACTGTTGGCGCAAACGGGTTTATTATTGAGCGCGAATGGGTGAATCCGAATGATGCAAGTTCGAAGCATGGAGTCTATTCTCGACTTGACGCAGGAAGACTTGACATCTTCCGAACGTTCTTTGATGATTCTTATTGGATGGATGCAGAGGAGTCTTTCTCTGTTGGTACAGATGAGACTCCTGATGGGAGTTTAGGGATTGTTTTGCGTTTCCAAGGAGTAGACGGTAGCGGAGGAGGTTTTGCCTCTGCAATGACTACAGACTCCATTTATGCAAACGCCATCTTGGGAAGTCTAAACAATAGCGAGCGTGGATATGACGGTGTTTCTCACATTGAGTTTAGCCAGTACGGAGACATAGGCTACTCTTTTTATAATGATGTTTTCGGGGTTGATGACTACATGGGGGTAAATGTCCAAGAGATAATCCAAGTTGCTTATGACTACTCGAGCAGGTATTTATACAATCTCGATGGTTTAGAATTTTCTGACGGTTATAGCGAAATTCGTTTTTATGAGTATGATTGGGAGTCTGGACTCAAGAATGATAGAGTAATTTATCTTAACGATATTTACAATAGTATTTATAATAGTAGTAGCGGTGGTTGTATATGTTTCGGAGACAATTACCACAGTTACGATGATACTGGTACGACTGCGGCGTTTGGACTCATCAATAGTATTGATAACTCTGAATGGGCTTGTTTCGGGACTTACGGGATGGAAGCGGGCGATGATGAATCCCACCGTTATATGATGGTTACTTCAGATATGGTCTCTGCAACATCATATACTGAATCAGGGGAATGGTGGGCAAGCGCATCAATTGATGCCTACGGGAGCGTTTACGCGTCAGTCAATATTCAGACTGATGGGTGGGTAGACGCGGCGCAAGGAATAACAATCGGAGAGGCTGTATTAAACCAAG